ATGTCGGCGACCATCCATTGTAGTTGGGGGTTAACCTCATAGATCGGCCTCATGCCCGCCTGAGGCCCGAGATTGGCTACGTAGGTCACATGCCCTGGGAGAGCGCTAGATGGCTCGTTCCTGAGCTCCACACTGGCGAGAAGCGGCGGCCTGACGTGCTTCTCGATGGCCTCGGCTTTACGCTTTGATTCCAACTGCAGCTGCATGATGTCGGGCAAACAGTCCATGGCGGGCGACCGGCCATACGGATCGTTGCTCGTGATCGCCCAGCGAGGGGCAATAAACGGCTCTTCGTAAAATCCTCTAACAGATAGAGGCCTTTCGTTGCTGGCGCCCCAGACCCAGTACACCTCTCTGAATGGGAACTGAGCCCCTCTCATCGGCTGGAGCTCACGGCCCTTGCCATCGATGATTGGAAAATTCGGCTCGATGGCGTGGGCGACAATCCGCTCCACGTCGCAACTCGCCCCTTTCGTGCGCCACATCTCTTGAACGTCGCGAGGGCAGTGGTCCAGCCCAAACATCTGGACGATCTGACTGATCGTCATGACGAATTTGCGATAAACCGCTTCAACGCGGAATGCCGCCGAAACAGCGAGATAGTATTCACCGGCGCAAGGAACGTGACACCTGATGACATCCTTCTCGTCTTCGTAGATAATCATCGGCGACGTGCCGAACGTGGTCAGGTCTTCGAAGAGCTGAGTAAGGCTGTCATAAAAGTTAGACTTGCTCATTATGTTGTAAATGAGCAGTTCTACATTATCAAACCATACCTGAGCATTTCTATCAGGTACAAAGTTTGGAGTTCCAGCCTTTATCTTGAACCATGGCCTGGATGGAGAAGTTAACCCTTCCTTCAGACCAGATGCGCAGATGCGCATGGCGTGAGAGCCGGTAGGGTCTACTATATTATTATTGATAGGAAACCCTCTGGTCATGGTGTTTGGCGTCACCAGCCAGTGATATCTTCGCGGAAGGATGTTTTCTGCCAGAAGCGACCAATGGCGCCACCATGAGAGGCGCCAGTTATTCATCATCTGGAGACGGGCTTCCAGGTGGAGCTTGAGGTCGATCCACTCGGAATCCATGGCTTGCATCTGGCGCGGCGCTTCGGCGGGCTGAGACGCAAGAAGGGATGGCGATGATCGTTCATACGGAACGACGATGGCCTTCGGAGATTCCGTGACCTTCTGGGCAGCTTTCAGCGCGTCGCCCATCCGTGGACGCGGTTTCTGTTTGGTATATCGGGCGAGAGCGCTAGCGGCCATGTCACTCCCCCGTCAGCTTCTTGCCAGCGGTGTTGCTAGGTCCGGCGACGCCGCCCGGCGTTGTCAGCAATGTTCCGGCCATAGCCCCGCCGCGCCGAGCATTAGCCTGGCCAGCCATGCCAGCCATTGCCGTCTTTGCGTCGGCCGTGGTCGCCGGAGTCGGCGGCGGAGGCGGCGGGGGAGCTGGATCGGGGGTGTTGAAAAGCGAGCCCATTAGTATTCTTGCCTCCAGTACTGGTCATATGGGTTGTAGTCGCTCTGATGTTGTGTTTTTCTTTTCAGAACGTCCGAGTGATCGCTTGGCATTATCGGGAATGCGAAGGTAATTGCTAAAGCATCTCCTTGATCAGGAGACGCAACTCCGCGCTTGCGCATGTCCTCTTTTCTTTCAAGGATGATTCCGTCTTTGCCGTATATTAAGGTGTATCCATATTGGATGTTGATCAGGTCGTCGATCAACTGAATATCATTGGGGATAGCCCCACCAGGAAGGAGCTCGCCGTGCGGACCCTGGGCGGGGCCGAGCCAATCCTTCATGGCGCCCCACATTTCCGAGCGCTTGTTGGCGTAGACGACCATGCCTTCTTCAGTAGCGATGGAGCGGTCTGGCGTTGCGCCGAAGACCACGTCTTTAACTGGGAGGCGGGCATATCTCAGCCTGTCGGCCACGCCGCCGCCGACGCCGCCCGCGTCCACGAATACGGCGTCGGGACGGTGCCTCTGATATTCCTCGATGACTCGCAAGGAGAGGGTGTTTGTGTCGGCGCCAGACAGCTTGATCCAGGGGATGGTGCGCGCGTCTCGGCCCCGACGGAAACAGATGACGCTTGAGTTATCGCCGAACCGGGCGACATCAACGCCCATGATCAGCGGATCGAAGATCGTTGAAACCGGCTCGCGGATCGCCGCAGCGCGGGCGACATCGTCGGCGATGAATTGGAGGCTTCCAACTCTTGGAAACTCGCCCCTGACGCGGACCCGGAAGAAGTCGGAATCTTCGCCGTACGCCTTGCGCCATTGTTCGAACTGGGTTTTGTTCGTCATTTTGGCGGTGCGGGCGTCCACCTTCTTCGTCCACCAAAGGTCTTTGAATCTGACAAAGCAGTCCTTGAACCGGCCAATAGACCTAGTAGGGTTGCCGCACACCAGCCACAACATCTCGGTGTGCTCGTCGGTTCTGGACCCTTCCGTCACCTCCCAAATGATGTCTGGTATGGCTGAGGCCTCGTCAAACACGACGACAAGACGGCGATCTTTGTTGTGCAGCCCGGCGAACGCCTCGGTGCTTTTTTCACTCCATGTGATCCGGTCGATCCGCCACTGGGTCGCCCAGCGCTCGTCCCTGGCTTTGATCGAGGTCCCTTCGAGAACGAAAAAGGGTTGAAGTATGGGGGCAAGGTTGTACCACTTCCCCAATTCAACCCAAGTTTTGGTGCGGAGCTGGCTGTCCGTGTTGGCGGTGACGACGCCTCTTGTCCCAACTCTTGTCGAGATCCCCCAGAGAAGCACCCAAGAAACGAGGGCTGATTTCCCAATACCGTGTCCTGACGATATTGCTATCTGGAGCGCGTCTTCCCAGCTTAAACTTAGTCCTATTTCCTTGAGAACTTCAGTTTGCCATTCATCAGGACCGGTTTGAGTGGCTAAAATTGTCCCGGCCTCTCCCCATGGAAAGACATCGAGCACAAAGCCCAACGGGTCTCTGGCGTACTGGTGGAGAAACTCAGCCGTCTTGATGTAGATGGACTCGGACATTTCTATGTAAGATATTCTGTGTATAGAATAATTATGCTATTGACATCATAATATGGCTGCTCTTGCTGGTTAGCAAGGCATTCAAATACATGGGCATTTTATTGATGAGCTCTGTTAGTACAGAAGATGATGACCAAATTACCTACTGGCTGCTGATCGTGGGCGGGCAATTTGGAGTGTGGGAAAAAAGAAAAGGGCGTAGCCGCTGTTTGCAGGCTACGCCCTTGTTGAGCTGGATGGCGGGGAGGGGTGGGGAAGAGGTTCGAAAAGAGCTCGTCCGCCGGGGCGCGTCGTGGATCTGGGTGCGCGAGGACCCTAAGACATGTTCTGCGCGAGGCCAACCCAGACCCAGACGAGCGCTACGGCGACAACGATAAGGATCAGCCAAGACACGGGGCCGTCCTGCGTCGTCTCATTTTGAGACGTCTCGTACTGGGGCTCTGGAGATGATGGTTGGGGAGAAGTCGCCCATCCCGAGCTGGGCGCAGTCCAGGCGACCGTGGAGTGGGCGCCAGCCATTGTGTCCCACCGGGCGGAGGCATCCATGCTTGAGAAGCTTACGGGGTCTGTGGGCTCATCCCAGCTGCCTTGCCATACCTTCTGGGAAAGCCACGAATCATAGGCGGGCGAGCCGGGCTCGGGGATTGGGTCGCCTTCAGACCAGGTGATTTTTTTGATGGGTTCTGGCGTCACCTCTTCAAAATGAACGTACGTCCTCGGCCCCTCGATCTGGAGGGGAGCAGTGGCGTTGCTGGCCCGGTAGGCGGGGGTTCCCGTATAGTTGGCCGGGAGCTTGCCATTAACAATCTGTCTCATCCTTGTTGTCGCCTTTCAAATCAGGTTCGATGTCCACCGTGATCGAGCGGTCACGTTTGAATTCCGGGGGGTTGCCCCGGTAACATTTGCTTATGTCCCATCCAGGCAAAACCATTAGCGCCTGGGTTGCGATGCGAGATAAAGACTTACCCCGCATATATTGCGTCCATGCATAGCAGCACGTCCGATCTCGTTCTGCGAAGTTCCAAATCTTTTGAGTTGCCTCCAGTCTTTCTCTAAGCCGCCACGCTGGATCATCGGGGGATGCGTGTTCACCTGTTATCAGTGTTCTTGCAAAGTTGTCTGCAAGGGTCTTCTTTCTTTGTATTACAGACCCTATGTAATGGATTGCGGTAAGTGTCG